TTAGGAGGTATGGCAAGTGCAATGAATCGTGCTACTTCAGTAGATCCATTGATGTTGGCAAGAGGTGGAGGTAATTTTACTCAACAGGGATATGGAGCAAGGGCGGCTTTGTTTGGAATGCCACAGGAACAGGTGACTCGGATTAATCCTGATGCGGGTGTGAATATCGGTATGCAAGAGTTGGCTAATCGGGCTAATTACAATGCTACTATCTATGCGGCTCGCGAGCAAGCGGCCGCAGGAATGGCGAGTGGTCTTATGAAAGCTGTAGGTAGTATCGGGGCTGCAGCCATGACAGGAGGCGGTTAGCTAGGACAAGGAGTAAAACAAAATCAAAACTTTGGACAAGGAATTAGCACATATCGAGGTGGTGGTGGTAACACTATGATTTCAGGAGGCTACAAACTATTTTAATATCATGGCAATAGGAGACACAGTACAGGCGGGATTGATGAGGATTGATCCCTCGGCAATATTAAGAGCAGGCGAAGCACAGGCGAGAGTCGGTGAAACAATGGGGCAGACTGTGAGTGGATTGGTTGGTACTTACGTGGATACTAAGAAGCGTAGGCAAGAGGATGAGGGGCAGATAAAAGGTGTATCAAGTGCTCTTAAAACACTTGCACAAGCTGATAAACAATTTGCTGATTTCTATGAAGCACAAGATGCAAGAATAAATGATCCTGAGATTCCATTATCACAAAGAAGAGCAGAAGCATTAAGCTTTATGCAGAATCTTGGTGTTACTGAAAAAGTTCGTGGTCAAAGGCAGTTAGAAGCACAACGAGGTAGAGAGCTTGCTATGGCAGAAGAGTTAAATACCCTACGTAGTGATGCAATGTTAGTAGCTAATATGCGCGATAAAATTAAACTTGGTGATGAAATCACAAGAGATGACCTTTTTCCTGAAGAGGAGCGAATTGCTATGGATATACAAGAGAGGCAAAACAAAATTAATGCTCAGATAGAAAATCACAGAGCAGCTCAACTTAATCGAGCAAATGCTGAGGCTAGACTTCGACAGTTAGAAGATAATAAAGATTTGGATCGTGCAACAAAAGAAGTTGAGCTTGAAAAAGCAGAAAGAGATCTTGAGTTGTCTGACATTCAGCTAAATACTGCACGTAGACAATTTGATAGAATCTCAGGTCTCGATACTAGATTTAATTTGTCAGATGAAGTCGTTCCTGACCCCAATAATGAAATTTTCCAATTATTGGCAACGATGGATTTAGATACTGCCCTACAAGGTGACCTTGGCGGTTTGACTATGAGAGTTGTTTCAGGAGGTCAAAAGTTTTTGTTTGGTGGTACTCTTGCAGAAGCAACTGAAGCAGAAGGGCAAAAAATGGGTACAATAGATTTTCTTTTAAGAGAACCCTTACTAAAAAGAATTTCTTCTAGACCAACCAACTTAACCAATGAAAAAGTTGATGAGATTTTGCCTAAAAAAGGTGATAATCCACCTGATGGAAAAAAGAAAATCAGAGAGAGTTTACTACCTGCATTGAGGAGTCAATTAGAAACTGCAAAGCGCACACTTCTAAGTACAGAAGAAAGCGAAAAATCATACATTCAGGATGCTGAAAAGTTGGCAACTGAACTACCTAATATTATCAAAGGTTTAGAGATAGCTTTGATTGATGATCGTAATGAAAGAAGGTCTGCGTTTAGTGCTTTTTTTGAAGGTGACACTGAAACTCAGCCAACTGTAGACGATACAAATATGGGTACAACCAATACAGGTGTAAGATATAGGGTTCGGAGGACAAATTAAAATGGCTACAGTAGAGATAGATGGAGTTGGCGTTGTTGAGCTTGATGATTCTTTTTTACAATTATCAGAAGCTGATCAGAAAAGTACAATAGATGAAATATTTGCAAAGCATTCTAGTGCATCAAAACCAAAACCTCGTCTTTCTCCCGTTGCGGCTAGAGCCTTAGAAACTTCAAGTGGTTTAGAGAAAGCTAATGCAATGGCGAAAGCTGTAAACACAGGTTTCTTAGCAGATATGCTTGGTACGCCTATAGATTTTGCAAACACGCTACTATCTGCTGTTGGTTTAGGCCAAGAAGAACCCCGTGGTGGCAGTAAGAACCTCAGAAGAACTTTAGCGGCAGGTGGAATGGGCTATATGGATGAGTCCGATTTACCTGAAGATCAAAGAGCTTTAGCTAGAGGTGCTAGAACATTTGGTCAAGGTCTTGGTACACTAGTTCCTTTTTTTGCCGCTTCAAAGCGACTATCTGCGGCTCAAGCACTAGCACCTACAATTATGACAGGTTCTGCCATCGGAACAGCCGCTAGGGAGATAGTTAAAACTACAGCACGTGATCCACTTAAAATGGCCACACTTGAAGGTGGTGCATTAGCTTCAGCAAGTTATGGAAGAGCAATATCAGAAAAAGTAGGACCGGCTGACTTTTTAGTTGATGCAGTAGGTGAAGACACTGCAAGAGAAATTCAAGGCACAATTTCTGAAGTTGTAGCAGGATTCGCAAATCCAACAACAGTAGCATCAAAATTAATAGACAGGGGTGGAGAATTAGTTGGTGGAATGACTCAAGGTCTAACAAAGTCAGGAAGAGAAGCTGAAGCAAGTCGTAAAATTTTACAGATTTTAGAAGACAATAAATTTCTTACTAAAGATGTTCTTAGTGATGATGCTAAAATAGAAACCTTAGCCAAACAATTGGAAGCTGAAGAAGGTCTTGGTACAACAGCACAAGTCACGCAAGATCCGCAAGCTAGACAGATATTTACTGCCCTGCAAAACAAATTGGTTTCTGAGGGTAGAGAAGAACTAAAAACAGCAGTTGCCGAACAGACTAAAAAAGCTATGTCTGATTTCGATAAAAAGATTCGCAAGCTTCAAAACAGTGGTGACCCTGAAATGGTAAAAGAGGCGGCTCGCTTACGCTTAGAGATGTTTACTAAAAATGTAGATAAACGGGTTACTGATGCAGAAAAACTCATGGGTGAAGCAGTAGCAAAAGTTCTTAATAAAAACCCTGATGATGCCGTAACTGCCTCAATTAGAGCTAGAGAAATAATAGATAATGAATTGGCTAAAGCACGTGACATGGAGTCTAAGCTTTGGGGCGAAATTGATAAGGATATAGAAGTACCAAACCTTGGTAAAAACACAGTAAAGACTGTAGATAGTATTAAAGAAAATTTGCTACCTGAAGAAAATTTACTCAAACCTATTGAGGCATTTGTAAATAGATTAAGAATAAATCAAGGTGTGGGTAAAGATGTAGAACCCTACTTTCAAAGACCTTCTGATCTAAAACCAACAAAAAGGGCAGTACCTAAGCCAACACCTCTGTCTGCAAAAGAATTATTTAGAGCAAGAAATCGCGCTCTCGAAATTGCAAGAGACAAAACAGGGCAAAAGTTATTTGGTGAGGCTAAAAAATATAATGAAATTGCCGAAGCAATGTGGCAAGACTTGGAAACAGTTGTTGATGAGTCTGCCAACTTAGCACGTAATTTCAGTAGTAGTCTAAATGATAGATTCAAGACAAAACAGATTATAGGTATTCGTGAAGTTGAGCCTGATCTTGCACTTCAAAAGGGCATAGGTACAGGTCTAGGACAAGGTTCAGATAATTTAAGGGCAGTAAATATGCGTCTTATGAAGTTAGCGACTGAGAGTGATGAGGCCACTAAAGCTTTGCATATGGCACAAAAAGATTTTATTCAAGCCACAATGGCAAAGGTGATTGATCCGCAAACAGGACGTGTTAATCCTAACGACTTAGCAAGACTAATACGAGATAATCCGCAGACATTCAAAGAAGTTGGGTTGATCGATGATGTCAATGACTTAAATCAACAAGCACAGTTAGTCCGAGGTCTTGAGAAGACCGCCAAACTAGGCAAGGGTTTTGCAAAGAAAAGAAGCTTAGTAGGTATGATACTTGATAAAAATGAGACAAAAGGTGGTCTTGCTTCAGTTTTAAACAGAGCCTTTACATCTAGGTATCAGGCAGATGCATTTCGTGATTTATTTAGAATGGTTCAGCGCTCAAAAAATCCTGATGCTATTGAGGGATTGCGTCATGCTGTGTTTGATAAGCTATTAAATGATGCAAAAATTAAGACAGGTGAGTTGAAAGGGTTCATTAGTGGTAGGGCATTAGAAGATGCATTGAATACTGTATTTCAAGGAAAAACTCTCAGGCAAAATTTACTTAGCTCTAAGCTAATTACCCCTGATCAATTAACACAACTTGCACAAGTATCGAGAAAAGCTAGAATCCTTGAAGACTCTGCTAATGATCCAAGAAAACTTAATACTGTAATTAAGACAGGTGAAGGTTTAACTAACTTACTTGCTAGGATTGCAGGATCTAAAGTAGGTCAGAACTCACCACTCTCAAATATTGTAGGTGGAAGTAATCTTGTCATACAATCTGCTTTTTCAAAATACGCACAAAAAGTTTTAGAAAAAGTACCTGCATTGAAATTACAAAGTGTCATTACAAAAGCAATACAAGACCCACAATTTATGGCATACTTGCTACGTAAAAAGCCAAGGTTTGTTGATAAGAAAACTGATGCTAGAATCAAAGCTTATTTACTTTCAAATGCATTATTAGATAGTGAGGAGTTTATATCACAGAATATGGAATTTATAGAAAAAAGTCGTGAGGTAGTTGACTACTTGATAGATAAACCAAATCAAGAAGAGCAACCAACTAACCCTTGACACATTTCCCATTATAAGTAGAGTAAATTTACATTCATTATCATAATATTATCCTTATTATGTAGCTACCTCTGAGAGGGGGTAGCTTTTTTATGTGTTGACATATTTGTGCAATACCTGTTTATGTTCAAATCTCTCGTCCATTAGGACATAACTAAAACATAAAACAAAAATAATATTATGGGATTCTTAGACAACATTAGTGAAGAGCCTGTTAAGGCAGGTAAGTATGTAAGATTACAAGATGGTGACAATCGTCTTCGTTTACTTGGTGGAGGTGATGATGGATTACTCATCTTTGGTAAAGAAGGATGGACAGGTGGAGATGATAGTAAGAAAGTTCATCGTTGGGATCTTAAATCAGAAGCACCTAAATTGGATTTCAATGATGATCCAAAAGTGTTCATGGCAGTTCCTGTTTGGAATTACCAAGTGGAAGCAATTCAGATTTGGAATATTACTCAGGCAACTATACGGACAAAGATTCGTGAGTTGGCAAATGATCCTGAGTGGGGCGATCCTCGTAACTACGATATCAAGGTAAAGAAGGAAGGTGAGCAGATGCTTACTAAATATGAGGTTACTCCGTGCAAGGAGAAGGAATTAACCGATGAGGTTAAGAAAATTCTTGAGTCCACAACTATTGACACAAAAGCATTATTTGATGGCGGTGATCCATTGCCTGAGTCATGAGTGGAAAGTTTAGTATTGAGATACATAACAATCCATCAAAATATGAGTTTGAGGGATCGGTAGCGGATATCATTGAAACGATGGATACATTACACAGGTATCTATTGGATGGTCACGATCCAAGAATTGCTCATACAAAAATTGATGGGTTAAAAAGGAGCAATCGCAATAATGTATCTACAAAGGCTTTATCTTCTCAGCAAGAGGAGGTACAGAGGTCTAGCTTCGACATAACCCTGAAACAGATCAAGGACAATGCTACAGGTTGATATAAGCAACAGCGAGTATCACGCAAGACCTGAATTGGGTAGGAGTACAGCATTTGATATGCTTACTTCTTGCCCAAAGCTTGTGCGACACAAACAACAAACAACAAAAGCTGATGCCCCTCATTTCGTTATTGGTGGAGCGTTTCATACTGCTACACTTGAGCCACATAAGCTCGATGAAGAGTATGCCGTAAAGCCAAGCGAAATTGATGGTCAATCTTCTCGGACAAATTATTATAAGGATGAGTTTGAGAATATAAAAAAACTACAACCACAAAAGCGATGGTTAACTCCATCTGATTGGGATAAAGTAATAGAAATGTCAGAGGTTGCCAAAGAGCATCCTTTCCTAGATAGCTACTTATCCGAGCCTGATAAAATAATTGAAGGTACAGGATTTTTCGAGCTAATGGGTGCAAACTGCAAGGTCAGACCTGACTACTACTGCCCATCGGATGGAACAATCATTGATCTTAAATCCACAACTAATGCTAGTCCCAAGGACTTTAAGAAAAGTGTACACAAATATGGATATGCTTTTCAGGCCGCTTGGTATCTGCATGGATTAAAGTTATGTGGTGAGAAACCAAAGAGATTCCTATTCTTTGCGGTTGAAAAGACTGAACCATATGCAACGGCAATATATGAGATTGCTAACTATGATGTTGAGAAACACATACCTATGGTTGAGCAAGCCTGTACTAAATGGGCAAAATGTGTGGAGACAGGAGTGTGGGAAGGTTACCCCGATGGTGTACAGATTCTTGACATGAATAACAAGATCTCTAATGGAAAGATGTCGATTTCAAAATTGGCAAAGCACTTCCAACTATCGAGGAATACAATAACAAAATATATCTCAGGATTAGAGAGACAGATAGTAGGAAGAGAAAGTCTGTATGACCTAAACGAGGTAGCTAACGCAATAAAGAATGGCAAAAAAAATAAACGCAAATCGAAAAGGAAAAGCGTTTGAGCGTAAAGTTGCACACAAACTGAGTGACAATGGATTCCCTGCGAGGCGTGGACAGCAATTCGCAGGGAGTCCTGACTCACCTGATGTGGTCAGTAGCGACTTTCCTTTTCACATAGAATGCAAGGCAGTAGAGAAGTTAAACTTGGATAATGCCATGCTACAATCGATCAAAGATGCAGGTGAAAAAGCACCTTGTGTAATACATAAAAAGAATCATGCAGACATACTTTTTACCTGTAAATTGGATGATTTTATTAAACTATTAAACGAAATGAGTTGGAAAAAATGATATGAAAAAAGAGATTAGGATAAGAATTGATAATGAATTACATGATAAATTACAGGAGTATTATAATAATAATAGGGATAGATACTCTACATTCACCTCTGCAATTCGCTCCCTTTTTGCGGACATTTTGCGGACAAAATGCGGACAAAATGCGGACATTTTGGGACATATCCCTCACGTACGCGCGACACTTCCTTCGGAAGTTACTAATAATTATATAGAAAAAAAGAAAAAAAAGGTAACTCCCAAAAAACGTGCTTGTTCTATCCCTAAAGACTTCAATCCCCCGGTAACCATCGCAAGCGATGAGAACCTTGATCACAAGAGAGCAGTTGAGTATTTTCGCAATTGGGCTGAATCAGGTGATAAGAAGTATGTCGATTGGATTGCTTGCTTCAGGAATGCCTGTAGGAATTGGTTGAAGGATAAAGTTCCTTCTGCTAGCAAATCCACAAAGGTTAATCGTATTTCCTTAGACTGATGGATTACGGGATATCGGAACAGGCAGTCCTAGCGGCTTGCTTACGAGATGAGAGTGGTCTAGCAAGTGCCAAGGCTTGCGAGTTACTCACTGAAGCTGATTTCTCATCAGAGGCTCATCAGAAAATATTTAACCTCATCAATCAGAAGCATGATATCAATGAGGTCGATGTTGCCATCGAACTACCTGAATGCTCTGAAGAGGCTTTAGCTCTTGGTGAGCGCTATGGTGGGGGAAAGGTTGATCGTTATGTTGAGCAATTGGTTTCCTCAAGGAATCAGAGGATAACTGACTTGGCTCTCAAGGAAGCAATGGATGCCCTTAATCAAGGGACTTCAGTTGAGAATATTGCAGGTCAATTCAACAGCAAGGTAGCTAAGGCACTATCGTCAGGTAGTGGGCAAAGCAAGGTGAGTAGTGCAGTGAAGAAAGCTAGGGATGAGTTCTTTGCCATTGATGATGGTAACTCAACAGCAGTATCCACAGGATTTAAAACTTTAGACTTTGCATTCGGTGGTGGTTTCCAAAGAGGTAGGTTGTATGCATTGGGGGCAAGGCCGGGGATTGGTAAGTCAGCACTTGCCATTCAGTTCTCCCATCAGGTTGCTTCCAAAGGCTACAGGGTCGCCTATGCTTCCCTAGAGATGTCGGCAACTGAGTGCGCAGGTCGGATGCTTGTCCGTGACTCAATGGTCTATCGTCCAAGAAAGAAAGGTGACCTGACTGAATCCAAACGACAAAAGATTCAGGAAAGTGTTAATCGTATGAGTAGTCTTCCCTTGACATTCAAGGATGACAACAAAGCGACATTGGATTCCTTCCGAGCATTCCTCTTCCAAGAGAGAGCAAAGGGTGACTTGGGGCTCGCAGTGATCGATTACCTTCAACTTCTGTCAGCACACGGATTCAAGTCACGGACTCAAGAGGTCGATTTTATATCGAGGTCATTAAAGCAATTGGCAATGGAACTTGATGTTCCCATCTTAGCCTTGAGCCAATTGAACAGAAACTTGGAAACGGCAAACCGAGATCCCATGTTATCCGATCTCCGTGAGTCAGGGGCAATCGAACAGGATTGTGATACTGCTATGCTTCTCTCCGTTCACAAAGAGGATGAAGAGGAATCCCTTGATGAACCAACCGAGGTAATCAAGTGCCACATTGCCAAGAACAGAGGTGGACAAAATGGGTTGGATGAATTGTTGGACTTTGATAAGGCTCACGGATTGTTCAGCGTTAACCTTCCCAATAGGCTGAATTAAGCCCAAGAAGGCATCAAAAAAGCGTCTTAATCGCTCACGAGGGTAAAGACTCATGTTGCGAAATAAGACGCTTTTAAGAGGGGGTACGGGGTTGGTGTTCTATTATTCCTTTTCTGTGAGAAGTTTCAGGAGATCTTCTTTTTTAATACCATTTGTCGATTCGATAATCTTTAATTGTATTTCTCGTAACTTCTGTAAAGATATATTATTATCATTCGCTTTTAGTTGAGCGTGTAAATTCTCGATTGTATCAGTGACTTGTGAACTCCAAGGAAATACTTCATCTTCACTATTCATCTGTTTATAAAAACCTGTTAAACCAACCTTTGTTAAACATCCATTTTGCTATCCTAATCAGAAAAAAGAATGATAGGCTAAGTAGTATTTTTGGTAACAGATCATCATTATCACTTTGTTTACTCATCAGTCAGAATATAAAAGACTAATCAATATTATAAATATAATTAGTATAGTGAAGTATGTTATAATACTCATTGGTCATCAGTCCTTTCTAATTCTTTAATGAGCAAATACTTCTTTACCTGTTGCTCAATCTGTTCAATCCTTTGCTTACTTGTCCCATGATAGTCGCCTATCTGTTGAAGGGTCTTATTCTCCAATGGTTCAGAACTATCCAAGAGATCCAATCGATGAGCCAATACATCAATAGTCATACGAACAACCTTTGATGGAGGTTTACTTAGTATACTGTTTGCCCTGTGCTTTAAGCTTCTAGTGGCAATCAAACTAGATTGTGGTACTTCTAGTTTTGTACTCAAATGGAACTTAATGTCCCTGATTGGTAACTCATATTTGATACTTAAATGTTGATAAGACATTCGCTTATCCATGAAATCTCTTACAATTCCATTCACTGTTTTCTTATCTATACTTCTACTAACATATGGCATAATGTTTTATCCTTTCTTTGGGTAATCTTGTATTTTGTAATTTAGTTTATTCATGTAGTTTTTTCTCTCGGTTTTACTACCAAGAAAATAAATGTATCTGTGCTTCTGCGGCCGATCTACAACCTTGAATTTATCAGGGTTTGCCTGTCGATATTCCAAGGTATATCTCTCTGTGATGGTCTTAGAATGAAGAGGCTTAGTCGTTTCATAATCCATGAACATATCATCAGATTTGATTGTCTCCTCAACCATCTGCCACTCGGTTCTTTTGTCACTCAATCCTGTGTAAATGAAATTGGTTGCCTGATATACTTTGCCTAAGTGATCCTGACTAGTATCTGCGTAGCTAATAATTATCTTGGGTCTTGGAAGTAACTTGAATGATCCACCTATCAAATAGCTTGCCTCATTCTTGCGATTGTATTTCAAGACCAATCTTTGCAACTCTATTACCTGATGCTTGTACTCCTTACCACATACTCCAATGGTCAGTGAGTGACTTGGGGGTGATCCATATAGAATGACTCCGATCAACTCATCCCCATCAAACATCCCAAAATAATGGGATGCCGATGGGAAACGATGAGCATAGTGGATGTCGATCACAAATGGAGTAACATCTAGTCGAGTGACTTCTCGGATCTTATATTTCATTCTTAAGGTGATCTATAATCAAATCTAGTTCTGCAATCGCATCTTTGGTTTGATCACAAGCTTGTAAGGCTCGGTCAAATATTTGCCATTCGTTGTCTTTGTGTATTAAATCTTTGATGCGTTGCCTTACATCAAAAAGATCATGTGCAAGGTTCATAATTGTAGCAATCGCAACAAGCTTGTCATACCTATCTGTTGTCTTGTCTTTAGCATCAAATATTCCTACAAGTTTATCTTTTTTATCCTTAACCTCCCATGAAGATAATCCTGTTCCTGACCTTTGACATGGTTGAATCTTTATGTCATTCATTATAATTATCCTTTCTTCCTTATTGTTGTTTTAGCCAATCAGTATACATCTTATTGAGACTATTGAAGTAGAAGTTCACTAACCTTGGCAAGGTTTTGATATCTCCAACGATCATTCTA